GGTTCATGCGCTGCATCATATATTAATGGATCATATGGTGGATCAGCATTTGATGGAGATGCATTCCCTGGAACTCTTGGTGTGACACTTGCTGGAGGAAGAACAGCATTCCGCGAAGAATTCTGGGCATTAAATAATTATTTACAATACGGTTCACCTGTAATTGTTGGATTTAATGCAGGAGCAACAATTTCAACTGCAAGAGGATATGAATCTGGAAAAGATCAACTCTCAGGTGCATTATTATATGATGTCGTATTCCAAGGAAGATCAACAGATGCTGCTGTAGCAAATACACGATATATTGTAGATCAGAAGAAATCAAATGATCTTCCAGTATTTGGAATTCTTAATACTCCATCAAACACAGCACTAACTGCAGGAGATGTAGTTGCTGGTACTTATGGTGTAGGAGCAACAGTAAATGATTTCCATCTTGGTGTTGTCTATGGCGAAAAGATTCATCTTGGAGCAAATGGAGCATCAGAGACACTAATAACAACAATTCTTGCTCCTGATGTTGCTGGTTGCTTTGCAAGAACAGATAGAGATTTCTATCCATGGTTTTCTCCAGCAGGAACAAATCGTGGTAGAATTCTCGGAACAACTAGACTTAAGCATAATTTGACTGCAGCATTGCAAGATGCACTGTATGATGGTGGAATTAATCCAGTAGTCACATTCCCAGGAGAAGGAACTTATCTCTTCGGTGATAAGACAACATATCCAGCAACATCAACTCTTTCGAGAATGAATGTTGCAAGATTGTTTATTAATCTCAAGAAACAACTTGGATCAGTTGCAAGAAGAACTCTATTCAACACTAATGATGTTTCAACCAGAGCAGCATTTACTACAACTGCTACAGAGATTCTAACAACAATCAAAGCACAAAATGGTCTTTCTGAGTTCAAGGTCATATGCGATGAATCAAATAATCCAATTACTGTAATAGAAGCAAATGGATTTGTTGCAGAGGTATTGATTAAACCACTCACATCTATTAACTTCATCACAATTACTCTAACAAATGTTGATCTAGAAACAGATCTATCATGAAGGGGTTATATAACTGGTGAGTCAAAACCAAAACCAGTAGGAAGTAATAGTACACCAGGATTAAATTAAGACAGAATAAATAAATTAAGAGGTAAAACATGCCACAACTTCAACCAAATACAATCACCACTTTTAGAAATAATTTTCGCGGTGTTCGTCAAAACCGATTCATCGTTCAACCAGACTGGCCAGAGGTTCCTGCTCTCAAGAATGCTGTAAAAGATCTAAAAGAAACATCAATTTACATTAAAGCAGCAGATATCCCAGAAGCATCCATCGGAGTCATTACTGTTCCTTGGATGGGTAGAGCAATCAAATATTCTGGCGAAAGAACTTATGTTGATTGGTCCATTCAAATTTATGAATCAAACAAACAGCAAAGCGATCTTCGTAGATTGTTTGAAATCTGGATGGAAGCAATGGATAGCAGAGAAAGACACGATATTAATTACAGTGTTACTGCTTCTTGGTCAGTATGGTACAACGACATTGTTCAAGGTGAAACTCGTAATAATCCACAAGGATTTACAAGAGGAATTAAACTACGAAACTGCTTCCCAATCAATGTTGGTACACTCCAAATGGATTACGACTTGACAGATAGTTTTGCAGTATTCCCCGTAACTCTTGCATTCGATTACTGGGAACCACTTGGCGAACTTCAATAATAATTTTTGGAATAATTTTAAGAAAGTGATTTTTTATGGGATTAAAAGATTTGTTTGGATTTGCATTTAAAAAAGATGCAATGGATATGGATGTAGGGGAGGGCCTTTCAGGAGGCTCTCCCTCTACTTTATCCTTTATAGCACCAGAAAATTATGACGGAACTAATGTCCTCGAAACAGGAGGATTTATGAGTTCCGTTTATGATTTTGGTGGATCATTTGTCGATGAAAATTCATTGATAAATCAATATCGTTCGATGTCATTATATCCAGAAGTAGACATTGCTATTGAAGATATTGTAACAGAATCAATTGTTTTTGATTCAAAAGGTGATGCGATCAAATTAAATCTGGATTCTGTTGGTTTATCAGATAATATAAAATATAAGATTCAATCCGAATTTTCTAATATTTTAAAAATGTTAGATTTTAAAAATAAAGGTTATGAAATATTCAGAAGATGGTATATTGAAAGTAAATTATATTATCAA